CTAAGGGAAACGATGCCGTCGGTGGTTGCCACGAGCAGGTCGCTCTTGAAGCTGCAAAAGGCTCGCTTCCCCATCGGGGTGCCGATGTAGGCTCGGCCTGCTATCTGCCAGTTGGAGGCCCCAGGGTAGTCGCCCGTAAAGAAAAGCACCTCCCCTTGGTTGGTGCAGATAACGAAGAAGTCGGTGATGCCGTTTCGCGTGTCTTTCGTCAGGGACCCAGCGAAGACAAGGGAGCCACCGCGCCGCATGATACCGGCGACATCGTACTGAGTGAGAGTTCCTGAGATGTTGCGGATACCGCCGTACCAAATGTTCTGAGTGTTAGCCTCAATGAAGTAGAGGCGGCTTTTGTAAGCGTCGACGTGGGAGAGCTTGGTCGGGTCGGTGATGCCGGTGTAGGTCGGGTTGCTCCATGTGGTGCCGTTAAAGGCTTCAGGGGCGCAGATCCCGCTTACGAAGATGATCGAGCCGTTAAAGTTGACCGACTCCCATCTGCCTGCACCGCCATGCGCTCGAGGGGAGCCCGTAAAGGTCCCGCCGATGGTTACGAGCCGGAAGTTGTCCCCGTCTGCAACGATACCGTAGGAGCCGCCGTCAGTTGGGAAGTACTCGGCAAAGGTCTGAAGCGCTCCGTCAGTAACCGCGACGCTGTCGGTGGTTGTGCCCCGCCCGATTACGCGGCACAGGTTGGCTTCTGGGAATACATTGTCGAGGGTGAGTGCATCCTTGGGATCCATGACGGGAAGCGGATCCCGAGCGTTCCAGCCGCCCACGGGGGCCGGTATCACAAACGGCTGGCTCTTGTCGGCTTGCACAGACCTCCTCCCTTATCGTGTAGCCCCGTTTTGAGCCATCATGCGCAAAAGGTCTGCGATGCTGCCGTAGTCCTGCGGTGCTGGCTGAGCTGGCGTGGATGGCTGGCTCTGCCCTACCGACTGGTTCTGCACCGCTTGCTGAAGCGCTAAGAGTCCCTTCTGCGGTGATCCGTACGGCGTTTGAGGCGCTGGCGTAGGTGCCGGAGCTGGAGGTGTCGGCGCCGGCGGCATAGTTGCCGGCGTAGACATAAAGCCCACCTTCTGAGCCGGTGCGGGTGCGGGTGCGGGTTGTGGAGGCGGCGACTGCGGTCTCAGAATATCCCCGATCGATAGCTTCGGCGGTGGCATGATGGGGTTTTGTGGGTTGGGCTGCGCAGGTGTTGGCGCTGGAAGAGGTGCCGGTCCCTTTGTCGTCCCGTTTGGCTGATTCTGAGCCTGCGTAGGAGGTTGTGTAGGCTGCTGTGCTGGCGGAGTGGCCGGCTTCTTGCCGGTAATCGTGTCGATGTTAGCGTCGACCTCTTCGGGTGTTTTAGCGTTACTCGTCGCTGCGTTTACAAGCATCCCGACATACTGCTCGCGCGGTATACCCATCTGATTGGCGTACATCTCAGCAACGTAGGGGTCGATTCTTTTGATTGCGTGTTGTGCCAGAGGGTTGTTGAGGTCCACATCATAGGCGTTTCGCGTCGTCTTGCCGTCGATGTTGGTGTATTTGGTCTTTCCATCGAGACCGATATTGAATTTTGAGCCATCGGCGAGCGTGACGTTGTAGTCCTTATCGGCGATTCCCTTCTCCTTGAGCTTGCCTCGGAAGTCATCGCGGAGGAGTTGATCATCGGATTTGCCCGAGGTCATCATGCGGCCAAGAGAGGGCTTGCCCATCCATCGAAGAACAAGATTAGGACCGACACCTCCTATGGCATTGACTCCCATGTTGGTCCAATCTTGCTTGTTTCCTCGACCCCGAAGAATGTCTTTGGCCCCTCCTTCCCACGTTTCAGACAGTCCAGCAATTACAGCAAGCGCTGGCAAAGCCACGCTGCCTGCACTGCTCAGAGTAGTAGCTTGAGTCGCCGGAGCAGTGGAAACCATTTTCGCCCCTAAGATTTTTGGAGCGGCTACTGCTGCGCCGGTGCCCGATGCAGCAGCTCCGCCTCCCATCATCTTACCCATGAGATACATGCCGCCAAGCTGCCCACCGAGTCCAAAGGTTTGTTGAATGAACCCGTTTCGCTCTGCTCGATTGCGATCTTTTATCGCCTGATCATTTGCATACTTCTGATCGTACATCTGCAAGAGCGGCGCAAGCATGGCAAGCTTTTGCTGCCCGACTTTCCCCTGCTTCATGTAATACATGATGAGGTTTTGTCGCCACTGTTCGTACTCGGTGAGTTCCATTAGTTTCCAAAGCCTCCGTCAGGGATCGACCAATAGTTGATCAGCGCTGTGCCTCGGCTTGGGGTAAGCGAAACCTCTCGAGCGGAGCGTCCCGCTTGAAGGGCACGCCGCGCCGAATTAATCGCCTCATCTTGATAGGTCTGATACTCAAGGCCGTTTTCCCTCTTCCAGCGCCATTTAACGCCAGCCTTAAGGGTCTGCCATGGGAGCACCAGTACATCGCTATCAGCCGCTACGCGCTCATAACTGGCGAAGGTCCACGTCACCCCACCGTCTGAGGCTGAACCTGCGGTGTGGGTCGGTGCGGTGCTGCCGCTCGTGCCGCCTGCGGTTGTTTGGTAGACGTTCCCGTCGTTGAAGCAATAGGCGTTTGCAGCGTAGACGGTCGATGCTGCCCACTCGGTTGAGGGACGAAGCCAATTCATCGACTGATACTCGAAGACAAGCTCGTGGATGGCTTGCGGCGTAGGCTCAACGAGGAACGGGGTGGAGGTCGAGCCTTTCACGCGAAAGCCAAAGCGCGGCAGTACCAAGGTGATACCGCTCTTTCGTTGCTGCCATTCCTGCGGGGAGAGAGGGCCGCGAAGGGACCATCGGCTGGTGCGGTCCCAGTGGGTCTGGAAGCACTCATAGTCAAAGTCGGTAGGGAGCGGGTAGCCTTGCGTGTTGGCCGAGGTATTGAAAAGGTACTCCTTGTTCAATATCGGCCAAACGTATTTAGAGCGAAGCTCTGACCCTTCAAGATTGAGGAGAGCGATCAGCAGTTGTATTTCCCGATCTGGGCTACCAGAGGCAGACGCAGGGACGGGCAGCTTAAGCTCTCGACAGCAATCTTGAATGAGGGTCAGAACATTCATTTCGCTTTGGCTTCCTTCTTACTCACTAGCCCCTCAACCTTCTCAGCCATAGCCTCAAGCTGTGCCTGAAGTTGAGAGATCCTAAGCTCGCTTTCGCGCTTAAGGGCTTCCTTCTCTGCCGCTAACTTCTCGGCATAAGCGCTATCTTCTCGAACCTGAAGGTAAGCGTCGGCTTGTGCTACAAGCTCCCGTCCCCCAGGGCCAAGCTTCATGATAACCGCGTCGTTGTTCTTCATGCTGGCAAGCTCTTCGACGGTGCGAATATCAAGCCAGTGGCACGCAGCGATTCGGTCTTTCGTGATCTGTCTCCACTCCTCAAGTGGTGTACCATCGAGGGGCTTTTCGCCAAGCTCTAGGAAGCGTTTTAGTTCGACACCATACTCGCGTACGATTCGGTTCATGGGGTCAGGGACCTTCATGCCGCGTGAGTTTGTAATGAACTTCACCTCGACATCTGCCGGCTGGTAATCTCTTGACCCAGGGAGGCGGCGCTCAGCGAAGAGGCGCTGCTCAAAGATAGGCCGACCCTCGTCGAGGCTCTTGCTCTTGAGTTCCACGGGCTTCCACTCGAATCGAATGAGGGGCCGAGCGCCTTTTTCGCGCACCATGCCAAAGCCGTTTTGGTAGACGTTGTCGGGGATCTCAATACCGCTTAAGTCAAATTCCATTTCCATGTCTCAATCTCTCTAACAAAAAGTGAGGGGGCCCGTACTAGCGCCCCCTCGTTAATTACCTATCCGTTGCCGTTAAGCGAAGGACGAGCGAGCTGAAGCACTGCAAAGCCGGCAGCCGGTGTTCCGTCTGCGGTCTTGAAGCGTGCCCCGTCGATCTTGTCGCCTGACACAACAGCATCGTCGATGGTTCCAGCCGTGGCTGTAACGTATGGCGATGCGTTATTTGCTACAGTTGCAGCCTTAACAACAGCCGAGCCGCTTACTTGGTACCAGCCGAACTGGTTTGCCACGTTGGCGGACATAGCCACTGCCGCAGGGCCTCGCGAGCCGGCCACCGAGAGGGTCGTTGTTGCCAACCTCTGATCGAAGATAACAAAAGAACCTACTACGGTGGACGCTACGCCCTTAAGGTATACAAACTCTCCCTCGCCGTAGGTCTCGTCTACTGCGCGAATGGTTGTCCCAAGTGGGTGGTTTTGTACTGTGCTGGTGTCAGCAATCGGCTGAAGTCCGAGAGCTGCTTCTACTGAAATGTACGTCATATACTGATCCTCCTAGTCGTAAAAAAAGTTAGTCCTTAAGAACGCCCTGAAGGAACGCACAGCGAAGCGTCAGGTTTCCTGCCCAGCCGAGCAAGCGAACCGTTGCATCCTGATTTACAGACTGACGATCTCCACCGATAACCACCATGTTGCGATCCTTGTGAGGACGGAACGAGAGGTAGTCAGTGTTGATGAAGTACATGTGGTTCGCTGGAGCGTCTCCACCGTATCCACCGTCGAGAACTACGTCCGCATCCATGAACTTCAAGCTGGTGAAGCCAGCCTGTGCCATCTTGTCGGAAGCGATACGCTGAATCGCTTGGAGCGATCCGAGGTAAAGTTTGTAGTAGTTATTGTCGGCTACGATGAGGTCAGGACGATCCGTTCCACGCACGAGCTGAACCCATACGTTGTTCATGTAGCTTTGAATGTTGTTAGTCGTAGCTGCTGCGCCACCGTCTGTGGTTGCGTCGTAGCTTACGTTTCTCCACCAGTTGTACGTTGCACGGTTGATACCACCAACAGTTCCGGAAGTCGGAGTGTCAGCGATAAGAGCCTGCAAGCCGCCGATCTGCTTTCCACCAGCACCAGTTCCATCTGAGTAGCAACCTACCGAGATGTTATTGATCATGGTTTGCTCAGCGTTAGCGATACGAGCCTCGAGCAGGTCGATCAGAGCCTCAGGTCCTGAGTTCTGAAGGCGCTCGGTTCCCGAGATGGAAACCGCTACAACGCACTGCTTCATCGCGAACTCAGCCGCAGAGATAACCTCTGATGGCGAGATGTTGAGTTGCTCGTACCCGTTGTACCACCCGAAGGTTCCGTTCTCAGCGAATGTGAGCTCTTCCAAGATGGAAGACCCGCCTGAGAATGGACGAACGCGGCCCTTCTCTTTGAGCTTGTAGAGAAGTGCTGTGTTTGCGGTTACGTTGTCCGCAAGCTTCTTGCTGCGGCTTTGGATCGTCGTAGCGATTATCTCGCTGATCGAACTATTTGGTGTTGCCATTTATTCCCCCTATTAGGTTTATGTGAGCGATTCAAATGCTTGTAAAAGCGCGTCTCGCACCGAGTTCCCGTTTGTACTGCCGAGCGTACTGGCCCCAGGGGCACCCCTTACGGAAGATCCCGCAAGTTTAGCCTGCTGCACTCGCTGTGCTTGCACTTGTGGTGCTCGCTGCTGTTCGATGAGACGGCCTCTCACGTTGGGGTTTTTCCAACAGCTAGTTTCGTAGGCTTGCTGTAGGATCTGCCGCGCAGGAAGCTCAGGATTTCGCGAACGGATGAGGCGTATTTCATCCATCATCTGGTCGTGAACATCGGCCATAAATGGCCGAATGAGCTTACCGCCACTGTCCATCTCATTAGCGAATGTCTCGACTTCCGATACCGCTGCGCGCTGTTGCTGGGCCATCTTCTCGTTCTCGAAGGCTGCAAGCTTGCCGCGAATGGTCTCAAGCTCATTCGTCAGGTAGTGCATTTGGGGATACGCCTGCGACTGTGCGGGCTGTGTGCTTTCCGCTCCATTTGCAAGCTGCGATAGGTCAAGCCCGTAGCTCTGAGCCATAAGGCGCAAAGCACCAACAGGGTCTTGATCAAGGTACTGCTGAGCCAAAACAAGGCTCTCCAATCCCTGATATGGGTCCATGTTGACCCTCTTGAACGTGTCGCTGTACTGCGTAACGATCCGCTCAACAGGTGCGTATCTCTCCCTGACCGCTGATACTTCTTGCGCCTTCCGCCCTACAAAGCTTTCCCGCTCTTGCTCTCGCTTGCTCAGGTATTCCTGCATCTCGCGTGGGAGCTTGCCAAAAAGCTCTTTGTTGTCGGCAGACCACGAGTAAGGGGGAGCGATGGGCTTTGCTGCTTCGCTGGCCTCCACTTGTGGCGCTTGGTCTGATACTTGGTTTTGAGACGAGGAGGCGAATCGGCCTCGCTCATCTCGGGCACGAGAGGAGCTCGTCGATTCGGGCTCGCTGTCCTCATGCTCCTGCACCGCTGCCTCTAAGGTAGCTCTTAAGCTATCTTCCTGCGGGGTTTCGACCTCTACAGGGTCGTTCTCTATCTCGGTGGTTTCTAGTGTATCTTCTGTCTCGTTATCGACCACGACGGGTTCTCTCCATAGTGCGCACAATGTCGCCCTTAAGGTCAGGGACGCCCCACTGGCGCGTGTCTCTTTGCACCTCGTTGCCGACCTCTACGCAGCCCGCCGCCTTGGTGTACTGACGGAACTTGCTCTTCGAGTCGACAAAGGTGCCCGTAGCGGGATGCCAAAGGCCCCCAGGGGGAAGTGAGTCGGTAATAATCGTGGTGGTAGCCTCAAGGGGCTTGACCCCTAGCTCTACAAACTCACCATCTCGCCATTGAAAAAAACGTCTCGCCACGATTCTGAGCGTGGCGGCTTTTAGCGTTTGGAGAAGGGGCGCTTACGCTTTTTTCTGGAAGTGTAGGAATGGACCTCGAGGGCTCGCAGCGCGTCCCCGTCGAGGATGTCTAGAATCTCGATGACCTCGGCCTCCTCAGCCGCAAGCTCTCGCTGGGCCTGCTCAATCATCTGGGAGAAGAGCTCAAGGGCGTACCGCTCGCGCTCCCGCTGTGCTGCCTCTCGAGCGTCCTGCTCTTGTCGCAGGGCTGCCTGCTCGAGCTGAGCCAAGAGCATAGCCTCGGCACCCTTAAGCACCTCAATCTCTACCTCGGCAGAGAGAGCGTTCAAGCGGCTGTGGAGCTCCTCGACGCGGTCGTCCTTGGCAAGCTCCACCACCGCTTGAGGGGTAGGTTTGGAGGTCGGCTGTGCCTTCCGCGGGGCACTCTTCTTCTTAAGCTGCTTCTTTCGGTCGGTGGGGATAACGTACCCGCCGGCGATACCGCCGCCGTCGAACCCTCCAAACTGCGGCTTAAAGAAGATGAGCATGTGCCCTACTCTATCTCAGCCGTGACCGAGTGAAGCGCGTCGTACTGCTCAAGGATAGCGTTGAGCTGCGCCTGCCCAGAGAGGCCGAGATAGCTGCTGATGGCGTTACCGACCAATGAGCGAAAGAGAGCCGCTACCTGCGGCTTGCAGACGTTCTCGCACAGGTACACGGCGGCGGTGCTGTCAGACTGCTCGTTCCACCCGTGCGTTCTGGCGATGATGTCCATGAAGGGCTCAAAGCCTTCCGGCAACGGCATGGCGAAGGTGACGGTGATATTCATGCAAGGAGCTCCCCTATCTCTGCGTTAATCTTTTGAAGCTGTGCGCCGATGGCTTCCATGTTGTAGGTAAGCTCACCCCTCTGCGCGAAGAGCTGATAGAGCTTTTGCTTTCGCTCTTGCGCCGCCTTCTCTTCTTGCTGCATCTTGCTTGGCGTAACCTGCCCAGTTTCAAGCCAGTGCTGTAGAGAGTCAGCGTAGAGCATCCCAAAGTGACGGTATTTAAGCTCCCCCTTCTCAAACACGAAGATGGCGGGCACTGAGTCCTTGATAACGTCAGACTTATCCTGCCGCATCCATGTGCGCTTAAACTCAGATGGCTTCGGGGCCTTATCCATCGGGTGAGACACCTCGAGCATCCCCGTCTCATAGCCTTGGAGGTTTACCCTCTGAAGCTGCTCGTCGAGTCGTGTGCAGTACGGGCAGTTCTGTGCCCACACCTTCACGAATACGCGGTCCTGTTGAATAAAGTCCTTTACGGTCTCCTCAGTAAGTACAAGCATTTTGTCTCCTTTTTATTTACCAAAAACGTACCAGTTGGACGACACGACGTAGTTTCCCGAGCA